TATCTTCAGGCGTGCCCTGAAATGCCGTCACATTGCCAGGATAAAGGTTCAATGTGGCGCGGTCATACTCAATGTAAAAGTATTCGGCAATCCGAATCGTATTGGTATTGAGCCACTGGCTTAAATTCTGATCGCCAACGCCCAGTGTCTCCAATGTAGATACGGGCGAGGCATTTGGAAACTGCCGGTGATACTCCTCTTGGCTCAAATCCTCAGTGATAAAGCACCACTTCGCATCCGCACCGCAAGGGTCTTGAATCAGCGGATCCATATAAACCGAAAACGAATTACGCACTCGCCCGATCTTCAAATCCTGATCAAACGAGTTTTCATCACAATATTCGGTCAGAATCCTGATGTAACCTTCACCGTAACTAACTTGGTTCTCGCAAGCGGTGTCATAGGCCACATCTGCGTCCGAGATGTACTCGATGTGACGCACAATTCCATTAAATATCTCGGCGACCTCGACATCAGCGTTATCGTCCACCGGGATAACCTTGCCGCTGGGACGGTTTTGCCTTTGGTCATTGGTCACCTGCCGAACGTGCTGCGGTAACTTGTTAATCGTCAAGCATGGCCGCGCATTGATCGTCTGCCCCTGCACCGCACCACGGGTTGCCAACACATCCGCAGGCCATTGCCACTGATTATCCGGCGATGCTGCATAAAAACGCAGATCGTCTAACTCATCCTCACGGCTCTCGGAATACGCCGAAATCGCCATAGACAAACGATCCCGCGCCGTTGAAAGTACATCCGTGTCGCTACGCTTGGCTTTGCCGCCAAGAGCCACATTGCCAACAGCGTTAATACCAGTGTAGTCAGCCATCAACACTTCCAGCGTTTAAGCGATGCCTTTGCACGTTCAGCATCACCCTTTGCGTGTTTAACCACGCCTTCCATTCTTGCACAAAAACTTGCCTTCCTACCCTTATCCGCATCCGTCTTTGGACTCGGCGCAGGCGCCTTTAGATTACTACCCGTGGCGGCATTGTACTTCTCACGCCCTTTGGCAGTTAATCCAGCACCTTGCTTAACAGGTAACTTTTCCCCGCGACCAACTGACAAAGATACGGTTTTTTTCACTTTTTCTTTAAAAATTTAGCTGCATCTTCTGGTGTTTTTAATCCCAAAGCATCAGGATTAACACCTGTGTTACGCATAAAGTATTCTTTCCACGCCGTAGGGTGATCTTCCGATTTAAGCATTTGACCACTCGGAAGCGATGAAGGCCAGTGAAAACGATTGTTGTCATACGGGTCGCGCTCAGGCTTTACGCCAGCTTTCCACGCAGCCCTGTAATCATAGTCTTTAGTGTTTAAGTCGGGTTCTTCACCGTACTCTTTTACAAACTCGCCAAACCAACCTGTATTCCTAATCCAATTCTGAAATGCAGCTTCATCGTCTGATGTCTTAGCTTTGCGGGTGAGACCAGCTTGCCCTGCAAGCATTGGATAATTAGTATACGCGCCCACTTGACCTGCAAGCGCATTTGCTAAATACGGGGCTAACGCATTAGATGCCATTACTTCTTCTTCGCAGTCTTTGCCGACTCTTTGAAATCTTTGGCCGTTGGCGCATTTTTGCTACCAACCTTGTTCATCTTCTCGCCAGAACCGGCCTTGATGCGTTCCTGTTTGGCGTGAATATTGGCGTATAGCCCTGGTTTCTTCATTTTTTCTTGGCCGCAGCCTGCCGCTTAACCGAGTACGCAATTGCCACCGCCTGCTTAACAGGCTTACCGGCTTTTACTTCGGTCTTAATGTTTTCTTTGAATGCTTTAGGGGTCGCTGATTTCTTGAGCATTATGAACCCATCCAACTAGACGATACGGCAGACCTTTGACTCATTGTCAATGTTCTAGCCTTTTCAGTATACTCTCTATGCGCCACGGGAAAGGCAAATGTCACCGCCAACGCATCCGCTGCATCAGGACTAGCCAAACCACGCGAGCGCATCTCTTTCTTGCTCTCCAGCATAATCGACCCAGATGAGTTGGGCTTTTTCATCGGCCCAGTCAAATCATCCTTTAATTGCCGGTCATTCGGGATACTCGCGCCACGCAGCCAATCCCGCATAGCGCCCCACATCTCCGAGCGCTTATTCTGCCACATTACCGGATTCTTTGACTTCCAGCCAAAGTTTACCCCACGCACCTTATATCTTTGCTCATTTAACCTGTCAAGTATCCCATAACCCAACCCACCCTCATCAATTACCGTCAATGTGGGCTTGTAATCCTCAATTGCCTCAATCACCCGCCCCACAATCGACATCGTATCCTCACCCTTATACCGCTTAATCGCCACCAAATCACGGCCCTGGCGCACCACAATCACCGTGGAATCCAATCCACCCCGCGCCGGGTCAATCCCAATCACCACCGGCGCCGTCTGATCGCCATGTTTTGGCCGTTTCATGGCCGATTCAACCAGGGTCGGCCCAATAAACTGATCATCCCCCGTCGCAGGAAATTCGCCATACACCTCAACCTTGGCCTGCTGACTGTCCTCGCCATATTCCTCAATAATCTGATCATAAATCCGCTTGTCCGTGCCCTCAACCGTGCGCGAATCAATCTGTTTTGACTTCCAAAAGTCCCTTTTGGAATGAAAACACTCAAAAAAGTACCCCTGATTGCGTCGAGGATTGCTAAACGCAAACCAATACCGATCCAGAATGTTTTCCGTGAAAAACCCCGCCCCCACCGCCCAGATCGGGTCGGGAATACCGCTGGCCTCGTCAAATATCAGCATCATTCCGTCATGGTTGTGTACCCCAGCGTACGAATCTGGGTTCTCCTCAGACCATAACTTGCCTTCTGCCGCCCAGTATCTCGTACCCTTCTTCAAATCCCTCTCAACCAACTCTGTCATCCACTGCGCCGGAACCAACTTTGTCGCACTAATCTCCCACCAGTGATTGTTGATGATCATTGCCTGCCACTTGGTCAGCTCACCCCAGGTTACCGACCTTAACTGCGCCTCACTGTTGGCACTCACAATCACCGTCGAGCCAATCCTTGTGGTCAGCATCCACAAAATCAACCAACTCACCAGCGCCGACTTGCCAATACCGCGCCCGCTGGACACCGCCAGCCGCAGCGCATCCATGTTCAGCGCACCCTGATTGGCCTTAATGTGACTTGTGATCTGGCGCAGCACATCGCGTTGCCAGCCCCTTGGCCCCTTAAACTTAGCCAGCGGCGTGTTTTCCTTGCCCCAAGGAAATGCAAAAAAAACAAAGGCTTCTGGGTCATCCTTCAACTTGGATGACCATAGTTGCGTCATGAGCGTTTGTTCTTCTTCAGCGGAAAATTTGGGTTTTTGCATAAAAAATAAAAAAAATTGGCGTGGGCCCTCCGTCACCGTGACCGGTCGCCGTCGGCCCTACCCGGCCCCCGTCTGGGCGCCTGGCGGGTCTGGCACGGCCCTTGCTAGGGTCGGGAAAACCCTAATGGCCGGTCGGTTCGGTTGCCCAACCCTGAATCGAATAGTCGGCCTAAGCGCTTGATTTCATTGAGATTTTGCCATCGTCATCCTCAATGTTACCCCCAATGTTACCCCCATCAACAGCGGGTGATGGATCGTTTTCCAACTGCAACGGCTCGTCAACCTCAACGATCTCAGCCTCAATCACGCGCTGCGCCGCTTCTTCCAGCGCCTGCGTAATGCTGATCTGACCGCTGATCTCGATCACCTTGGGTTGTTCAGCCCAGCGCATCTGCGTCTTAGTCCACCAAATCAGCGACGCCACATCGCCGGCCATTGCTTTCTGGTACAGAGTCGAGCCGATGCCCATGCTCGCCTTGGCGCGGCCGCGTTGAATTTCCTCGAGCAGATACTTACGCATCGTGTGAATGTCAATGCCATCACCGATCAGCGGCGCAATGTGATGCTCTGCCACTCCCCACATCGCGAGCTTCTCAGCAAGCTCCCTATCCTTTTCTGAGGGCACAAAAGCAGGCCTACCTGAACCCGGTTGCGGCCCGCCTCTCTTACCCTTTTCTTGAATGGATTTTCCTTTTTCCATCATTTCTAGCACTTTCTCCTCAAGATGAAATCCTTAACGGGAAACTGTCCCGCATCGAACCGTCACACCGTCACACTCTAAAGAGTGTGTGACGTTTGTGACGGTAATTCTCGCCTTTGCCGCACCGTCACATTCCCGCTTTGTGACGGTTTGTGACGGTTGTGACGCTTA